AGATTGAGGTTAACGCTGCGGCAATTGACACGCTAGAGTTGCAAGTCGAAGTAATCGATGGGCTGATTGAAGTTTCTGCGACTGACATTACCGAACTTAATGTCGAAATGAAATTCTACACAAAACTCGATGGAACGGACGGTGAAACGCTTCAGCTTGTCAATGGCGACGAAATTGACCTTCAGGGAACTAGCGCAGTAGGTGGCGCAACTGGAACAGCCGTTTCCATTTTAGACACACGAATAGTTGAAACAGAGCGCGGAATCAAAGTCACCAGTGAAGACATCGTTTCTCTGACTTCTGCTCTGAATGATACCAATTTAAATCTGGCAGGCGAGGCAAATGCTATATCCAACTTGACCACTATTGTCGAGATACAAGGCGATGTCATAACCGCCACTTCTAGCGACATAGTAACTTTGGAAACGACTGTCGGAGAAAATACCAGCTCTATAATTACGCAAGCAGAATCTATCAACGGCATTGAGGCTAATTATAGCGTCAAGGTTGACATTAACAACAGGATCACTGGGTTCGGGTTCAACAGCACAGCAGCAAATGCCGAGCCGGATAGTTTGTTTTATATAATTGCAGACAGGTTCGCAGTGGTAAATCCTGCGTCAACAGAAGACGCGCCGATTGTTCCGTTTGCTATAACTTACGACGTGGCAACCAGCAGCTCGAAAGTAATAATGACCGGTAACGTCATTATTGATGGCGATTTGATTACAACCGGAACCGTAAACGCTGACCGAATTGATGTTGCAGGTATTATTACTGCTGGCAGCATTGTAATTGGAAGCGATATCGAAAACTTTATTGTTGGCTCTGATGTCAATGCAAACGTGACCAGCATCAGCGGTGGCGCAATAACCACCGGAACTGTTAAGGCCGCCAATATAAACATCGACGGCATAACTTTGAGCAGAAGCGGCGATTCTTTGGTGATTAACGCAGAAGGCGTTGGCACAGCTCAATTAGCTGGCAATGCAGTAACCATTGACAAAATAGCCGATAGCATCCAATCATCTGACTATGTAACCGGCGTCAGTGGTTGGAAGATTACCAAGGCTGGCGCGTCTGAGTTTTCCAATGTTGTCGTTCGCGGCAGTGTAGACGCTGGAAGCATCAACATTGATGGCGTGACTTTAGACACTGATCCTATTACTGGCAATCTGATTGTAAAAACTGGCGGTGTTAATACAACTCAGGTCACTCAAAATGCTATAACGTCTGGTTCGACCAGCTTTACTGAAGCAGCAACAGGAACGACTCTACTCCAAGAAATAACAATAAATACCAGCACAGCCGTCAGCAGCGTTGAAATTTTCGCGCAGGGATATATCGGCATAGTTGGCGCTGGAGGCGGCGGGAGTTTCGTTTATCTAAACCTATATCGTGATGCCACTCTTTTAAAGACGGTCACAATACAGGCGCAAACAGATCGATCGGTTTACGATACTTCAACTATTATTTATTTGGACGCGCCTCCTGCTGTTGGAACTTATACATACAAGCTAACGCGAACAGGATACGCCGCAAACGTTTCGGATAGGTACATATCAGTCAGGGAGTTTAAGCGATGAAAAATTACATCGTACACGACCAAAACGGCAATATACTTCGTACTGGCGTTTGCCCAGACGATATGATGGATTTGAATGCGCGTGAAAATGAAACGATAATCGAAGGCATAGCAAACGATAAAAGACATATTATTTTGAACGGCAAGATTTGCGACAAGCCAGTGGATTTGGACGCGCTGAAAGTTGAGATTCAAGAGCAACTGCGCGTTATGCGAAACGCCAAACTAGCAGCTACAGATTGGACTCAGCACTTAGATGTTGATTTAACTCAGGATCAGGTTAATGCTTGGAAGGTTTACAGAAAGGAATTAAGAGACTTGCCAAGCAAATACGAAAATTTGATGGATTTTGAAGATGTCATTTGGCCTACGCAGCCAGCTTAATAATACTGATATAATAGGTCTATAGACTTGGAGAATAAAACATGGCTCAGATAGATACTCTAACAAACGTCGGCGCGGTAGTAAGCACTGACCTTGCGCTGATCCTGCGCGGCGGTGCCAACGTGCTTGGAACATTTGGCAGTCTGGTCGGCCAGAACGCGACAAGTGTCACCATTACAGGCGGCACGGTCAATAACACGGTGATCGGTGGTGTAACGCCAGCGGCTGGTAGTTTTACTACTGGTTCGTTTAGCTCTACATTGGGTGTCACAGGAGCGGCGACGTTTAGTGGAACCGTCACGGCAAATGGGTTGGATTTAGGGGCTACAACGGATGCTGCAACCGTATCAACAACACCATCGGATTATCAACTGCAATTAGGGGCAGCTAATAGCACAACTGGAGATATCGGTCAGAACATTTCTTTTGAGACTGGCGGCAACGTTACTGCCTCTATTAATAGTTATGATGCAGGGTCAAGTGCTGCAACTGGATTAGCGTTTTTTACTGGGACTAGCTCCACACTTAGAAGATATTTGGATATCACCGCTGGCGGCGATGTGTCGCTGTATGAGAGCACGGGCACAACCGCAAAACTGGTATGGGACGCCTCTGCTGAGTCTTTGGGTATTGGTACTAGCTCGCCTGCTACAACGCTACACATAACAAAAGATGGTAACCAATCCGCAGTATTAGATGCCTACGAGGCACAGCAGGTTAGTCATAATACGATAGCGTATACAAGATGGGTGCAAAATGCGTCAGGCATAGCAAACATCATGGGCGTGGATTCTTCGGCAGGTATTTTAGGAACGTCGAGTAACCACGCGTTAGCTATACGCACTAACAGCACAGAACGCATGCGCATAGACGCCAGCGGCAATTTGTTGGTGGGTAAAACTGCTACAGCCTTTGGAACAGCAGGTATTGAGGCTCGTGCTGGCGGTACGTTATGGGCTACAGCTAGTGGTACAAATGCAGCATCTTTTAATCGTTTGTCGACTGACGGCCCAATCGTTTATTTCAACAGAGACGGCGCAGGAGTCGGCTCAATCGGCGCTCAAGGCGGCGCTCCTTATATTTCTGGCCCACTAGCAGGCGGGGTGAAATTCAGTTATTTAACCAGTACTAATGCAACAATTTTTCCAGTGACCACTACCGGTGCTGCTGCTGATGGTCTTCATGATTTGGGTTACGCTGGCTCACGATTTAGAAACCTATATTTATCAAACAATTTGTTGGTGGGTGAAACTAGCAGCAACCCTTATAACGGGTTAACCACTGCACATGTTTTCAAAGGGGCAAGTAGTACTGGAGGCGCAGCGCCTTTTGGAATTTATAACTCTACTGGATCAGCTAGTTGCCCAGTTTTAAACCTCCTTAACCGTGACACCAGCACCGATGCTACTCAAAGGTTTATACAGTTTTACGGTAATGTTACAAGCACAACAAACACGCCTATGGGTGGTATTGTAGGCAACGGAGCAAGTAACGTACAGTTTGCGTCTATTTCAGATATCCGTGAAAAAGAAAACATAACAACTATTTCTGGATCACTATCTAAAATTAACAGCTTAAATCCAGTTGAGTTTGATTGGATTGCTTCAGGTGAGCATTGCAAAGCAGGATTTGTAGCGCAAGAAGTAGAACAAATCTTTCCTGAGTTTGTCGTAGAAAATATGTCTTCTGAAGGCCAAGAAGAGCGCAAAGGCTTAACAGGTGGTATGACCGGCGGCATCGTTGCTCATCTTGTCAAAGCCATGCAAGAACAACAAGCAATCATCGAAGCCCTAACCGCCCGAATCGAAGCCTTAGAAGGAGCATAAACAAATGGATTACTTATTAGATTTTTACATTTTTGCAACATCACTGGTCACGGCGGCTAGTGTGGTTGCGAACTACACTGAAACCCCGAAGGACGATGCGTGGGTGGCAAAGGCTTACAAGCTCATGGAGACATTTGCATTCCTTAACAACAAGGCAAAACAAAAATGATTTGGACGATTGCACAACTCGAACGAACTGTCGCTGATGGCGGCGTGACCATTGCTCACTGGAGAGTTTCAAAGACTGACGGCGATTACTCTGCCAGCAGTTACGGCACTTGCTCTTTCACGCCTGATGAAGCTGCTAAAGACTTTGTGGCGTTTGAAGACCTGACCGAAGAAATTGTGCTGGGCTGGGTTCAGGCGACAATGGACGTTGAAGCTCTTGAAGCGAGCTTTGATGCGAATATCGAGTTGCAGAAAAATCCTGTGAATGCCAGTGGTTTGCCTTGGTAGCTTTTGTGATAATATACATTTTCAACCATTGGAGATGAATAATGATCACAATTGATGATAAAGAATACGATATTGAAGATATGACGGACCAGCAGAAAATGCTGGTTGGACAGATTCAACAGTGTCAAAACAAAGGTAATTTGCTGAAGAGCGATTTGGACATGATCCAGGTTGCCTTGAATGCTTATGTAGCGGCCCTTAAGGAAGACTTGGCCGAATAATTATTTTATGATTACGGGCAAAGTTTATGACAGCGTTGGAGTTTATAAATAGTGTTTGGCCAATTGCTGTCGGCTTTGTAACATTGGTCATAGTTCTTGCAAAAATGCACTCTGATATTGAAACCATTAAAGACAAAATTAGGGTGCTTTTTGACCTGTGGAATAGCAAGGATTGAATGTGACTGAGGATAGACTAAGGCGTATAGAAGATAAACTTGACCAACTAGCAGAAGCATTAGCTATCATTGCTAGGATGGATGAAAAGTTGATATCTGTCAGCACTAGAATCAATAGGCATGAAGAGCGATTAAACAGTCACAGCAAAGCCATTGATGAAACAAGAGAAAAACTTATATCGGGAATTAGCTTAAATTCTCTATTAGAGAAAGCGGTTTGGCTAACATTTGGCGTAATAATCGCCGCAATAGTTAAATACACTGGATTCTAATATGCCGCAATTTTTAGGGAATATGTCAACGCCAAATTTTCTATTCGATGTTGCCAGGGGCAATCTTGAAGGTGCTTCTGCGGTAAATTTGTTTGGATTTAATAGAGGCGTAGCACTCAATTACGAAACAATCTGGAATGATGGCGTGAATTATACGTTCCCATCAACTGCTATTGCTTTGACTGTAACGACATCAAGTGCGCTGGATTATGGCAAGACTCTTATCATTGAAGGGCTTGATTCTGACTATAATATAATCTCAGAAGTTGTTACTTTGGCTGATGGCGGCACAGTAACTACTGCATTATTTTTCCGAATCAACCTGATGATCATGTTGGACGGTGAAAACGTCGGAAATATAAACGCAATTAATACAGCGGTAAAATACGGCTATATTGAAGCTGCAACAGGTGTGATGCAGGCATGTATTTATACGGTGCCTCGAAATCACTCGTTATACTTGTTTCGGATAGATGTAAATTCCGCGACAACAAACGGCAATAAATATCTGACAATCAGAAATGTCACAAACACTTCAGCAGGTCGAAAATTGCGAGTTGCCGAAGCTACTTTTGCAACTTCTCAAGTAAGTTATGATCGACAGGTGCCATTCAAATTAGCAGAAAAGACAGATTTTAGCTTTGAAGCCAAAAGCTCAAGCTCGACAAACGAAGTTGCTATATTTGTGGAAGCGGTCCTGGTCAGGACATCATGATCAAAGATTTAATCGCGCCAATCGCTGGCTTGCTTGACAAATACGTTGAGGACAAAGATCAGAAAAATGCTTTAGCGCATGAAATTGCAACAATGTCTGAAAAGTACGCGCAAGAAAATGCGTTGGCCCAGATGGCAGTCAACAAGGTGGAAGCATCTAGCAGCTCTTTGTTTGTTTCTGGCTGGCGCCCAGCTACTGGATGGTGTTGCGTGTTTGCAATGGCTGGCAACTTCATCGTCACGCCATTTGCCAATTTTGCACTTGGATTGGCTGGGATGGACATTACTATCCCATTGGTGCCTTTAGATACAATGATGCCGGTCTTGCTTGGCATGCTAGGATTGGGTGGTCTTAGAACGCTGGAAAAGACAAAGGGAGTTCATCGAAAGTGATTGAGTTAATTAGATTCGGCTCATTCAAGGACCGGACCATTGGGCGATTAACATACAACGGTGAACACTTTTACACGGTCGAAAAGCCGTGGCTTGATAATCAGCAGAATGTTAGTTGCATTCCTGTTGGTTACTACAAGCTTGTCCGTGTCGATTCGCCCAGGTTTGGGAAGAACACATGGCAAATTGCAGATGTTAAAGGCCGGACTCATATCCTTATTCACGTTGGCAACACTGCCGCTGACGTTATTGGTTGTATCGCGATTGGCATGGGGCTATTTCCGCAGTTGCAAGGTGTATCAAGCAGCAAGGTAGCGATTGAAAACTTGTACACGATGACTGCCAACCTGGACGAAGAAGAAATTATTATTCGTAACGGGTCATTAACCTAATCAATCAAATCATAGCTGTTGATTTATTGCTCCATTCTGATATGATTAAATCAGATAAGAGGAGTAAATTATGGTTCTTGCAAAAGAAGTATGGGAAACACTATCCGCGATAGATGTTTCATCTCATGTTGAAAAGAAAAACAATCTGAATTACCTGTCTTGGGCTTGGGCATGGGCTACGCTAATGTCAAAGTATCCAGACGCTGACTACAGCTTTAGCAGTCACACCTTCCCTGATACCACAGTAGAGATAACGGCAACCGTCACCATCAAGAAAGGTGATCAGCATCTATCTCGATCAATGTGGCTTCCTGTAATGAATTACAAAAATCAAGCTGTGAAGAATCCTGATGCGTTTGCTGTCAACAGTTGCAAGATGAGATGTCTTGTCAAGTGTCTAGCGATGTTTGGTTTAGGCTTTACGATTTACGCTGGCTCCGAGCTAGATGTACCAGCAGATGAATCAGATGGCCTTGTAGATCCGCAAGAAGCCGAAATGATTCGAGCTATGGTCATTGAAACTAAAAGCGATATGGAGAAGTTTTGCAGCGCGTTTGGTATTGATGCAGTAGAGCAGCTCAAGGTATCTCAGAAAGACAAGGCGGTTATGCTGCTGCGGAGAAAGCTAAGTGCGAGTAAATAGCTTCGAGCAAGGAACTGCTGAGTGGCTTCAGTCTCGCGCTGGAGTACCGTCTGCGAGCAACTTTTCAAAGTTGATTACGTCTACGGGCAAGCCTTCAACGTCTGCTGATTCATACATCAATGGCTTGATAGCCTACATGATTACAGGTCATGTGGAAGAGACATACAAGAACGATCACATGATTCGTGGTAACGAGCTTGAGCCGCAGGCTAGGGCGATGTATGAGCTGTCAACTAATAACGTAGTAACCGAGATAGGCTTTTGCCTGCACGATGATATCCAGGCAGGATGCTCGCCTGATGGACTAGTTGGAGATGACGGAGGCATTGAGATCAAGTGTCCATCGTCTGCCGTTCATGTTGGATATCTTCGCCAGGGAACGCTGCCAACAATATACAAACAACAGGTGATGGGATGCCTGTGGATCACTGGGCGAAAGTGGTGGGATTTCATGTCCTTTCACCCAGAGATGGAAGATTTGATCGTGCGAGTCAATAGAGATGACAAGTACATCAATTTACTGGCTGAAGCTGTGAAATCTGCGGCAGAAGTCGTTATAAGCGAAAGCGAAAAACTGAGGAGAAAGTAATGGATAATGATAATCGTGGCGCCATCTGGAAAAACGAGAAGCGGCAAAAGGATACTCATCCGCATTTTACCGGCAACGCCACCATCGACGGCAAAGAGTATTGGGTTAGCGCGTGGATAGGCGATGGCGATAAAGCTAGAGCGCCAGTAGTTTCATTTGCGTTTAACGCCAAAGAAGCACCGCAAGCACCAAAGGCAATTGAAGACTTTTCTGGCGACATCCCGTTTTAGGAGCTGTTATGAATATTGGGCGATCAATTAAAATCGCGCAGGAAATTAAGGGCATTAGCAATGTAGTTATTGCCCTTGATTTTGATGTGCATGTGCAGCAAGTGAGCCGGTGGAGAAATGCTTCAGACGTAAAGATATCTTTGGCGTCAAAGCTGGCTGATTATTTTGATATGCGATTAGAAGATTTTGTGAGTTTAGCAAATGATCCCGATTAGACTTGCAACAACAAAGGCAATCGTGCCACCAGAAGCAAAGGATTCTATGTCGAAAGACATACTGTCTGAAATAGATCAATATTTGGCTAATGGTGGCAAGATTGAAGATGTCCCTTTCGGCAAGAGCAGCAAAGAACTTTTGAACATGGGCTTTAAGCAAATGCCGATTGATAAGTTGAGCAAAAAATAATGGAAGGCATCTTTTATTTAGTTAGGGATCGGTCAGAGCTGGACCATGCCATTAAATCATTTTCTAAGCTGGCAAATGATTGGGACTTTACGCAACCGCTGGCATGGAAGCCTGTAGCGTATGTTTCGCCAAGAACATTTTCGCAGAATGCATTAGTTCATGTCTGGTTCTCTGAGATGGCCACACACTTTGCCAGGAAGGTTGATATTGATGCCGAAGGAATAAAGATGCTGATGAAGAACATGTTCTTAGGAACCGAGGATATTACCGTCGGTAGCACCGTGATACCTGGACAGGTAAGATCAACGTCAAAATTAGACAAAGGCGAAATGATGCATTTTCTCGACAACATCTACGCTTGGGCTGTTGACCATGGGGTTAAGCTCACCAATCCGAATGATTCAGAATGGATGAGGCTTAAAAATGGATAGCAATCTTAGGAAGTACGCCACTGACGTACAATGGGAAGCATATTGCCTTTACGATGAAGTAGGCACATATTCAAAAGCTGCCTCTATATTGGGCAAGGATAGAGGCAATGTCCGTAGGTCCATAAAAGCAATACATCAAAATGCCGCAAAACGCGGATACTCTCCAGATCATCAAATGATCCATTCAGTGCCAGAAGGGTTTATCGCTAAAGGGATATCAACATACTACAATCAAGACGGAGAAGTTACTGGGCAGTGGGTAAAGTCTGCCAGTGATAGACAGCGCCAGGTTGAGATCCTCATTGAGCGATTAGAAGAAGGCAGCAGCAATTTCACGCCGTTCACGCCTACAGAAATTAACCACGAAACAGACGATAATCTGTTATCACTTCTGACCATCACAGATTTTCACCTTGGCATGTACAGTTGGGCCGACGAAACCGGCGATGATTGGGATGTCGGGATAGCAAGAGATGTATTTCTCAACTCGATAGCCGACATGATTGCGGCCTGCCCAAAATCCAAGGTTGGCATATTGAATCAGCTAGGCGACTTTTTGCATTTTGACTCCTTGTCTGCGGTAACACCTGCAAGCGGCCATTTGCTCGACGCTGACACGCGATATGGCAAGTTAGTTGATCTATCCATGGAAGTCATGACGGAAGCCGTCAAGATACTTTTAAATCGATTTGAGCGGGTGATAGTTGTCCAGGCAGAAGGCAATCATGACATGGCTGGATCTGTTTGGCTCAGAAAACATATTAAACACATGTTTATTAATGAGCCGCGAGTTGAAGTGATGGATGTCGAATTCCCATATTACGCAATGTTATGGGGAGAAATTATGCTGGCCTTTCATCATGGCCATAAGAAAAAGATGGGGCAGCTTCAAAAGCTGTTTTCATCAGAGCCTCGATACAGAGCGATCTGGGGCGCCGCTAAACATACCTATATACACACAGGGCATATGCATCACGAACGCGTTGTAGAAGACGCTGGGTCCGTTGTAGAGCAACATCCGACCCTGTCAGGGAGAGATGCATACGCAGCTAGAGGCGGCTGGATTAGTCAGCGCGGTGCAAAGGTTATTACATATCACAAAACAGACGGTGAGACTCATCGATTTACTGTTAGACCAAGGATAAGCAAATGAGCGCATTAGAAACTCAAGTTGGTGGAAAACATTACAAACAGTTTAAAATCCAACCAGTAGAATTCATACATATCAATAGGTTAGGATACATAGTTGGAAACATTATTAAGTATGTTTGCAGGTATAAGTTCAAAAATGGAGTGGAAGACTTGCGAAAAGCGCGTCATTACATAGATATGCTGATCGAGCAAGAAGTCAAAGAAGATTCAGTGGCGAGAAATCGCTCAGTTGGAGCAGACGATGGAAATCACGATTGATGGAATAATTAGCTTGATAAAAATCAATAAAGCTCACTTTCAACGTGAGCATATTGGACAAGCTCTTCCGATAACATTTTATCAGATGGCGCTAGATGATCTTATGGATGATCTGAAAGCCTACGCTGAAGAAGATGAAGAAGATCATTTGACAGCAAGCCAAAAGTACATGATAGAGGCTGACGGCTGTATTACTGGTGTCTGCGAAGATTAATAGTTAAAAACATCTTGCGACAATTTAGATCTTCATCTAATATTTGGGTGTCGGTGGCCGTGCGGGCCTAAAGACTAGAGATAAGAGGAGGATGATAGTCACCCGACTCAGTTATTATCTCACAGTATATTTGATCCCGCCAATATATTAAGCCGACACAATCGCCATCATGGCAACGACAGTGGGGCCGGTCAGCAGCCTCCAATCGAAATATCTGACCCACGGCTAACTTCCGACAATAAGTAATCCCTGGGCGCCTGTAGACGCCGACTGTCTCGATCCAGGTCCATACGCAAAGACCCAAGTGGGTTGCTGATATTGCAAATCAGCAGGAAGCGAAAGCACATGAGTACCGCATCTTCGGATGTAACCACACAAGACCTAACCAGATTAACGATCTGTATTGGTTGTGGTTTGCAAAGGGAAAAGTCGGAGTTGCGCCCAAAATTTGGCTAACGCTAAAAACATTCGATTACAGCAACAAAAGTGTTGCAATGTTGATTGGAATGTAAGAATCTTGGATCTCATCAAACGGAGAACCAAAATGATATGCCAAGTCTGCACCAATAATTTTCCTTGCAAATGCCAGCATCCTACATGTTCAAAGGATGTGGCGTTGGATGTCATGAGAGCTGAAATCATTGCTTTAAAAGCCAAGATGGCAAGCTTGAGAATTATATTCGGCATGGTTGGTGACATGCAGCAATTGATACCGGAAGAATATTCCACGGCAGGGGAGACAACTTATGATAATTAAGTCCTGTCAAAAATGTGGAGCAGAGTTTCAAGCTCGAAGCGGGGCAAATAAAAATTGCAGCCCAAAATGCAAGAATATTGATGCCAACAATGGAGATAAAGAAATGAGCGCCCATACCTTAGAGTTAAACATTCGCTATAACAAAAGAACAAAAATGTACACGGTAAGAGTGAATACTGATGGTATTTCTCACCAAGGCACATTTGACAATATCGAAAAGGCTAGATGGGCGAGAGATCAATTTAAAGCAGCGAAGGTTGAGAAGATGATCAATGGTGAATTAGTAACCATGTCGCGAGAAGTCGATCTTGGATTAAGAGCTGCGGATGATTTGATCAGAAGGCCGTGGAAATGATCATTGAATTGAATGAAGTCGATATGGCAATTGCTGAACTTATCAGTGAAGGGCGTCTTCAGGCTGACATAGATGCTGGCAGGACTTTGCATTCAATATCGAAAATTGATCCACGGGTCAGAATGCGGGTAGGCGCTCAGTCAGAAGTCGCCGTTGCGAAGATGCTGAATCTGTTTCCAGATACTAATGTCAAAAAGCTAGGTTTGTTTGACTTAATACTGGGAGGCAAGAGAATCGAAGTAAAAACAACAAACTATATTCGCGGCAACCTTCTTGTGCCAATTTACAAGTTGGCAGACAGGGCTGACATTTACATATTGACCGTTAGCCAGACTCCAGTATTTACAGTTGTTGGATTCGCGCTAGATACGGATCTGTTCTGCCATGAAAATATTGTTGACTTGGGATACGGTGAGACTTACAGGGTAATGGCCAAAGATTTAAAGAGAATGGAGGATATTTACAATGCTTAGAGAACATCAAGTCAGAGCGGTTAACATGCTGCGAGCTGCAATCATGAAGGGTAATCGGCGCCCAATACTCGCAGCACCATGTTCGTTTGGTAAAACGATCACAGCGGTCCACATACTGTCTGAGGCGGTCAAAAAGGGTAGAAGGGGCATATTCATATGTGATCGGATAAAACTCGTTCAGCAGGCTCTGGAAGCGTTTGACGCGCAAGGGATCAGGGTTGGCGTAATGCAGGGCCAGCATCAAAGAACCGATTATGCGGCACCGATTCAGATTGCGTCTATACAGACATTGTCAAAGAAGAGACATTTGCCGATATTCCACGTTGCCGTGGTAGATGAGTGCCACGTTCACTATAAGGCGTTGCAGGAAATGATGGATGTGATGAGTCTGGTCACGTTTATAGGATTGAGCGCAACACCGTTCAGCAAGGGTTTGGGTGATAGTTACAACGACTTGATCGTTCCCATTACGCCGCTTGAGCTGCTCGATAAGGGCTATCTATGCCCAGTTGATTACTATGGTGGGGCAAGTGCTGACTTAAAGGGAGTCAGGAGCAAGAGGCTGTCAACAGGTGGTTCAGACTATGATCCAAAGTCTCTGTCAGAAGCCATTGAAGGCGACTCATCGCTCACGGGTGACATCATCAAGAACTGGATAGCTCATGGCAACGATGCCCAGACGATAGCATTCTCGCCTAGCATTGCCCACTCTAAACACATGGTTGAGATGTTTAACGCTGCTGGGATCACGGCAGAGCATATAGATGGATACATGGATGAGGAAGAACGAGAGTTTATCTATGCAGGTCATGACGCTGGTGAGTTCAAGATCCTGAGTTGCAGCAGGTTGTTAAACACTGGTTATGATGCGCCAAAGGTTTCCTGCCTGATAGATTGTTTCCCGACCAAGAGCTTGATTTCATTCGTACAGCGAGCTGGCAGGATAATGAGAACAGCCGAAGGCAAGGATAAGGCTGTCTATCTTGATCACGCTGGCAACGTCGCCAGGCACGGGTTTGCAGAGCATATTGTGCCGGATGTCCTGCACCAAGGTAAGGATGAGTATTCAGACCGCAGCTTGACCAAGGAGAAGCCAGAGCCAAAGGTTAAAACCTGCCCACAATGCTTTCAGCAGATGGTGGGCTTGAGATGCAAATGCGGGTATGAATTTAAGTTTGAAGTCGAGCTTGAGAGCGACAGCCTGATGCTTGAGAAGATCAAGCGCAAAGAGAACAAGGTGGTAACTGCCGAGCAGAAAGCTATTTGGCTTGGCGAGCTGCTCTTGATGGCCAAAAACAAGGATTACAATCCTGGCTGGGCCAACCACAAGTATAGGGAGAAGTTCGGCGTATGGCCCAATAAGATATCGCCAATCCAGGCGACGGAAGTTGGCGCTGATGTCAAAAACTGGATAACACACATGAACATTCGAGGAGCTAAACGTGCTGGAAGAAATACTTAATCATCTGGATAAGGTCAAAAAAACTGCAAGCGGGTATATTGCCTGCTGCCCAGTACACAATGATAAGAATCCATCAATGTCCGTGACAGAGAAGGATGGCGTTGTGCTGATGCATTGTTTCTCATGTGGCGCAAATGGGCTAGATGTTGCTAATAGTTTACAAATATCACCATCCGCATTGTTCACTGATGTGATGATGCCTGTGACCATGACACGGCGCCTCAAGTCGGATCTTCAGACAGATGCCTATGTTATTTCAATATACGAATCGACGAAGCAGAGTAATGGTCGCTTGACGTACAATGACTTTAAGCGTTATAAATTGGCCAGGGAGAGAATCAAGGTGCTTG